GGCAATGCGTCGGAGGCAAAGGAGCTCAAGAGCGCAATGGCGCTCCTTAACGCCGAGTATGAGGGCAACACGGACTCGGCAGAGTACCTCACAAAAAAAGGCGAGATCCTCGCCAAGCAATACGAGAACGCCGCCGAAAAAGTGAAGATCTATCAGGATCGGCTGGGCGGCGCGAAGGAAAAGCAAGCAAGCCTCTCTGAAGCGCTGGATGAAAGCCGTGAGAAACTCGCCGCGCAGGAGAAAGCGCTCGACGCCGCCAAGGAGCAGTATGGCGATGGATCGGACGAAGTCAAACGTTTAACTGCCGAATTTGAGAGCAACAAAAAGGCGGTTTCCAATCAAGAAGCGCAGCTCACCAAGGCGGATAAGGCGGTGAGTGACTACCATACCAAGGTTAACTACGCGCAAAAAGGTGTAGTTAACATGACGGGCGCGATAAAGCAAAACAACACGGCGCTCGGACAGGCGGGCGCTGCGGCGGACTCCACCGGGGGCAAAAATCAGCTCTTAAGCGGGATTATAGGCGATCTCTCTAAGAAATTTGGGGTTACGCTTCCCGAAGGCGCTACTGCTGCGCTTGGATCCATGGCGGGGCTCGCGTCCGGCGTGGGCGTAGCCGTAACAGCCATAAAAGCCGCAATCGAGGCTACGGTCGAGGCAGCAAAAAAACTTGTAGACATCACGCTCGAGCAAGCAAACCGCGCGGACGAGATCCTCACACAGTCGCAAATCACAGGGCTTGGCACAGATATCCTGCAGGGGCTAGAGTACGCTGCGCCGTACATCGATGTTGAGGCCAGCACTATCACGGACAGCATTAAAAAGCTAACTAACGCTATGGGTGAGGCACGCGACGGCGGCGAGGATCAAGCAGCGGCCTTCCAGCAGCTCGGCGTATCCGTCGCAAGCTCCAACGGCACACTGCGCAGCTCCTACGACGTTTTCCTTGAGGCGATCGACGCGCTCGGGAAGATGAGCAACGAGACGGAGCGCAACGTGCTCGCTAACACTGTCTTTGGGCGCAGTTACGACGATCTCGCCCCACTGATCAACGCTGGGTCGGGGGCTATAGATGGGTTTGTACAAAAGTCCCGCGACATGGGCTACACCTTGAGCGGCGAGTCGCTGCAGACGCTCAATCAGGTGTCCGAAGCCTACGAGCGCCTCAAGCAGCAGCTGCAAATTGTGAAACAGGAAATGTCCGTCGAAGCAGCTGGAAATCTCACGTCGGCGATGGATCGACTCACCGGCGTTGTTGCCGATCTGGGAGGCACCCTGATCGATAGCGGCGCAGTGGAAGCACTCGCGGCGCTGGTGGAGGAGTGCGCAGCAGGTGCGCAGGCGTTGGAATCTTTGATCAACATCCCGGGCGTGGGTACGTTTTTTGATCTTTTAACCTCCGCGGCAAAAGGCGCTACCATGGCGCTCACGTTGTTTAAAACGATCATGGACGATGTGCAAGCAAGCTGTAACGGGTGGGCATCCGCGATAATGGGGCCGGTAGGAGCGCTTATGAGCTTAGATGTAAACAAGCTCACACAGCTTGTAGGCGGGCGCGTGAGCAACGCAAGCACCGCAATGTCTGCAAACGCGGCAGGAACGCCATACTTTTCCGGCGGCGAGACCATGGTCGGCGAGTACGGGCCCGAGCGCGTGATCCTGCCCAATGGCAGCCAAATTCAAAACGCCAACGACACTGCCGATCGGACCGAGGCACAAACGGTAAATAACTACATCACGATCAGCGTGCCCAATCTTGAGGTGCTCAATCAGGTGGTGGACGACTACAGTAATCGTCAAACATATCAGCGGAAGGGGTTGTAGCTAATGGCATCCGCATCTTTACAGGATATTTATCGCCTGCCGGTGGTGCGGCAGGGAGTTTTTGATGTTAACGATCGCGCCTATACAGCTACGCCGAGCGCGTCCGCGACGCTCACAAGCCGCGGGCGCATGCTCTACTTAGAGCTTGCGCCGGAGCTTGAGTTGATGACTAAAAGCACCCCCGCGAGCATCGTAAACACTCAGGGGATGCGTCTTAACCCGATCATTTTCCATGTCTGGACGCGCTGGGGCACGGACTCCGGGATCAAGCGCTCCAATCATGCGCTGCACTACACGGATAAGATCAGCGCGGGCGTGCCTATAAATTGGGAGCAGATCTCGATGTCCGGCACGGAAACCGTGCCAAATTTGGACAAGTGGTACACAGAGAGCGACTTTGATTTTGATCAAAGCAAAAGTTACGCGCAATATAAAGATCTAAAATACAGAAATGCGCGCTACGAAGATGAGCTCATCCAGCCCATGCTCGATAAGCTCCTCAACAAAGCGCTGGTGTTGCGCTCGTATATGCTGAGTACGAGCGCAACGCTCGACTCGATTAACGGCACTACCTTTATGGCTTACACTCAAGCTGCTGCGGAGCAATACAGGCCATACGTAGAGGTGCGTTACTCCACAGTTATCCCCAAAGTCATCAACATGGTGCCCACCGACGGCGGGTACGCCGATCCCCATAACGGGCAGCGCATCCGGTGGGATATGTACTACGATGCACGCAGCGTGATCGGCGCTGTGACGCAAAAGTCTGCCACAATCCGCCTGCGCATAAGCGGGCAAGAGGATTACACCGAGTACCTTGTACAGGGTGCGCAATCCTATTTTGATGTGCCCGACAGCTGGCTAACATCCGATTTTGATTATCAGATCATGGCGACCACCATGCACGACATGGAGTCGAGCTGGTGCGACTGGCAGGCGTTGACAATTACGGATGGCACATCTAAACCAATCCCCTCAAACCCCGTTAATATGTATGTCGACGCGACACGGGACAATACTTTTGCGTGGGCGCACTACACGATCAACGGCACCGCGCAGATCGGCTACGAGCTGCAAGTGTATGATGGCGAGACTTGGACTACGATCGCGCAGGATGCAACATCTGACACTCAGTATTACGTCGTGGACGCTAACACGCTCGGCAAATCCGTCACAAAATGGCGCGTGCGCACGGGCAACAGCGACGGGGTAGTTGGAGATTGGAGCAACGATGCGGACATAGTCGTGCAGACCGCGCCGATCATCTCGGACGTAAGCGCTACCGGCAACACCATCCCCACGGTGCACTGGGAGGTGACCAACGACCAGCAAGGCTACGAGATCTCCATAGATGGCGAGGAGCTTGGCGTTGAGTACGGGGCAGAGGCGCGCAGCTATACTGTGGATCGCATCCTGCCTGATGGAGATCACGCGATTGGAGTCCGCGCCGTGAGTACCTACGGCATTTGGGGCGATTGGCGCACGACGACGCACGCCGTGCAAAATGTACCGAGTACGATGCCGCCGCTCATGGCGCAAGCCAATGTTAACGATGTGGAGCTGACGTGGGTAGCACCCTCCAGCGCGCGCTGTATCGTGTACCGCGATGGGGAGCAGATCGCGGACGGGGCGACTTCGCCTTATACCGACCATGAGGCTACCGGGCGGCACGCATACTCCGTGCGAATTGTCGACGCGGACGGAAACTACACGGATAGTATCAGCGTCCCCGCATCGCCAACTTTCCGCGATGCTCTGATTGCGCAGCATGGAAAGTGGAGCTGGGTACGCTTGGCGGCCGCAAGCTCTACGCCTACGCTCAAAACCGCGATAGCCCCCGTGTACAGCCTTAATTATTACTCGGGGCGCGAGTTGCCGGTTATGGAGATGTCCTCGCATAAGTCCGTGGCGCATAGCACGGAGTACAACGTTTTTGATCCGTCCGAGGCGCAAGCTGTAATGGCGATGCTTGGGCGCAATGTGTGCTTTAAGCGCGCAGGTGGGGAGATCCACAACGGTGTGCTCACGGCGTGTAACTGCACCCGCGCCTACTGGGGCTACACGCTCGCCCTGACTATTACGGAGGTGGCAGCCGATGCGTGAGGTAGACTATAAATTTGAGGTGTTGCGCAACGGTGTTGTGATCAAACATCTGTCCGCGCTCGGATCGCCCGCGCTCAAGCATCAGAGCAGCGGCACAATCATGCGCTCGCTTACCGTGCAAATCGAGCCCGTAGACGGCGTAAATTGGTACATGGATCGGATTAAACCATCCATGTACCTTGATGGGCAGTGGTACCCGCTGGGGGTTTTTGTAGTCTCGTCCGCGCCAGAGGACTACCGCAACGGGCGCTCGATCATCAATATCCAGGCGATGGATCAGACGCTCCTTGTGCAGCAAATGAGCACCGAGGGCACGCTGCATCTCACGGCAGGCACCGGCTATCTGTCCGCGATAACTGCCTTGCTCATCGCCTCCGGCATACCCAACGCGATCGCGGACACCAATACTGACGTGCTCGCCACAGATCGCGAGGACTGGGACGAGGGCACAAAATGCATCGAGATTGTTAACCAGTTGCTGGGCGAGATCGGCTACAACCCGTTGTGGTTTGACTCCAGTGGGATGGCGCGGCTTACAAAGTATGTTGCGCCAAATATCGCCAATATTACGCACATCTACAAGGGCGATGAAGCGTCTCTGATTGCTGACGCCTGTAAGGTTGTCGTGGACTGCTATGATCCGCACAACGTTTTTAAAGCGATCGTAAGCAACTCCGATATGGCGGAGCCGATGGTGGCAGTATCAGTCAACGCTGATCCGCTCTCGCCGATCTCTACGGCGCAGCTGGGGCGACGCATCATGGCACCCGTTGTAAAGCTGGATAACATCGCATCACAAGAGGCGCTGCAAGCCTATACTGATAAGATGCGCGGCGAGAGCCTGCTGACCGACGAGGTGATCACGTTTACGACGGCCAACGTGCCGACGCATGGGTACCTCGATACTGTAGCTATAGAGCACGAGCGCATCCGTGGCGTGTACCGCGAGACGGACTGGAGTATGACGCTTGCCTACAACGGGCAGATGGTTCACACCGCAAAGCGGATCTTAACGATTTGAGGAGGGCATATGGACGGTGTATTTTTTGCCACGGTTGGCACGGTGTACACAGACGGCATCACCTTGATCCTTGATGGAGTCGCCGCAGAGAGCACAAAACACTACAAATGCAACACATCGATAAAATTTAGTGCCGGAGATCGCGTAAAAGTCGCAAAGATCTCCGGCACTTACGTCGTGGAGTACCCGATCGGATCGCCTAAGGCTTAGCGATCCCGATCCCTACGCTGATCACGCAGCTGCATGAGGTAGTCGCCGCTGCGGAGGAGGATATAGTTTAATGGCTAAAACAATCACCCTTGGCGCGAACCGCCTTGCCTCTCCTAGCGAAACGCACATCGCGCAGCAGGCGGACAACCTTTCGGAGCAGATCACCTTTGCCGCCGTGCCCGCCTACGATGAGGCGCAGACCGTGACACTTTGCCTCACCGATGCGCAGGGCAATGCCGACGCGGTGGTGCTGGGCACGGACAACATTTACACCGTGCAGCGCAAGCACACCGCCAAGGCGGGCACGCTGACGGCTTACATCCAGATCACTACCGATGGCGATGTTGTGTGGAGCTGTCGCCCCTTTCGGCTGATCGTTGATGCGCTGCCGGACATCAGCGGCGCACTGATCGACGCCACGCCCACCATCCTCCAGCAGGCCACCGCGCAGGCGGCTCTTGCCATTGCAGCGCGCGAAGGCGCGGAGACGGCCAACGCAGCCGCCGCAGGCCATGAGGACACCACGCGAGAGTTAGCAGGGGAGGCGGGCGACTACGCCGTGGCGGCACAAGCCAGCGCCGAGGGCGCTGCAGGCCACGAGCAAACCACGCGCGAGCTGGCCGCCGAAGCGGGCGATTATGCCGTGGCGGCAAAAGCCAGCGCAGAGGGCGCCGCCTTGTGCGCAGGAGACACCGCCGCTGCGCTGGAGATCGTACAGGGCGCAGCAGATGCCGAATCGGACAGGCAAGCCGCCGAGGAGCTGCGCGCCAATGCCGAGTCGGACAGGCAAGCCGCCGAGGAGCTGCGCGCCAACGCCGAGTCCCAGCGCAAGACCGCCGAGACTGGCCGCGTCAGCGCGGAGGCAGAGCGTGCAACGGCCGAGCAAAGCCGCGTCAGCGCGGAAACACAGCGGACATCATCGGAGCAAGGCAGAGCGGCAGCGGAAGCCGGGCGCGTGACTGCCGAGGACACAAGATCGTCCTCGGAGCGCGACCGGGCAAGCACGGAATCGGATAGGATGGCCGCAGAGACGCAGCGCAGTACAGCAGAGACGGGGCGCGCCAGTGCAGAGACAGGGCGCGCATCGGCAGAGCAATTCCGCGTCGCGGCGGAGCAAAACCGCGTATCAGCAGAAGCCCTGCGCACCACCGCCGAACAGCAGCGGCAGACTCAGGAAGCGACGAGACAAGCTACCTATAATAGCAAATCTCCCGCCATTGATGATACTCAAGCGAGTGCAACAAATCCTTGGAGCGGTGCGAAGATTAATTCGGAATTTGCAAACGACCGAAACCGAATTGGTGTA